ATATGTTAATCTTAGTAAGAATGTAAAGGTTAGTATCCACCACCACCACCGCCTCCAGTCATTCCACCACCTCCAGTGCCTCCAGTGCCTCCAGTACCCCCTCCAACAGTCGGAGTGGGCATTGTTGGTGCTGTTGCGGTAGTTCCTGCTGTCAGAGTAGGAGTACCTCCTCCTTCATTTGCCTGAGCTGCTTGAGCAACCATCATAGTTGTACGTCCATCAGGATAGTATGTAACAGTCTCTGTTCTACCTGCTGAAGTGGTTATTACTGTATAAGAACCATCAGCATTATCAACTGTCTCAGTAGTTGCAGTCACATCCCCATCGGTACTACATCCAAAATGAGGTACACCACGAACTAAAAGATTATCACCATAGTTATCAGCAGGATCTTCAGTGTCACAAGCAGCATTTATATCAATACCACTTCCATTTCCACTTCCATCATCACCATTACCATTTCCTAGTTGCAAATAGAGATCATGTAACCCCTGTACATTATTAGAACAAGGTACTGCATCAAACTCAATCACAGGAAAATCAATATAAACATCAGTATCTACAATATTAATAGGAGATAATTTTATTTCTCCATGTTCATAATCAATAGTACCTACATTTTGTTTTACAATATCGGGTTGAGTTGGTGACATTAATCTAAACAAGAACATGGTTCCTTTGGAATGATCATCTTCATTTGGTTTGTCTGAGAGGTACACCATTCCTTGTATCCCCGAAACATGGAATCCAGTAGTTCTAATATTATGGCCTTTGCAGTTTTTAACAAACATACAATTTCCAAAACATAGTTCGTATTCCGCAAAACTATTTAACGCTACTCTGAGATCCCTTCTGATCCTTATAGACGTAATATTAGAGGTAATAGATGGATCAGCACCATCAATCATACATTGGAATTTACTAAAATTAAAAGTTGCCCCAAATTTACCTAAATCCCCACTTCTATTATATTCTGCAATAGCATTTATTATTGCATTTATAATATCTTCTCTAGATTTTCCTAAATTACAATCATAATATGCATTTATGTCTGGTTCTATGTACAAATATTTTAAATCTGTCAATTCTAGGTCAATTCCACCTACATTATACTTTCTAACTGTAGTTTTAAGGTTTTCTTTGAGTGCATTTGACAAATAATTTCCATTTACAGGTTTTACAGCACAAAAAACCTTTCCAAATCGAGGAGGACTCAATTCTTCTCCCCCATAACAAGAAATAGCCTCAGTTTCAGGGAATACATTAGGAATTAATGCTTCATAATCGTCGGCAGTAACTGCTCTGTTCTGTGATGCATAGACTCTAGGACCATATTTCTTAATAGAGTTTATATCTTCAATCTCAGCACCTCCGTGTGAGCATGTAGTCACGTTAATTAGAGAAATACCAGAGGTTAATGTTAATCCAGCAGCTCTACCATCACTTAAAGTACCACTAAAACTAACATTACATACTCCATTTCCATCTACTCCATCACATATAACATAAGAAACTTCAATATAACTTGGTGCGTCTAGTTTTTTACCAAAAATACCATCTCCAAAGATTAATTCATACCTTTCTCCTTCTATTTCCTGCACCCAATAGATAGGTGATTCGCTATTTACTTCAAATAGAGTTTGATTTGTTGTATAATGTCCATGACAACTAGTGACAGCACCTGTTTGATGATAAACTCTACTAGTATTTGAGTTTCTAGAAGGTTTTACTGTCACTCTAATAGTAGTTGTATCAATTCCACTATTTGGAAGGATAAAACGTTGATTCGGATCATAAGAATCTACTGTAAAATTAGTAGTAATTTGAGTTCCCTGAATAAGTTGAATATTACTGAATAATGCTCTATTATTATTAACTGGTCTTATAATATCGTCTAATGATACGAAGGTATAACTTTCGTTTGCAAATGCAGTTGTTGTGGATACTATTCCTTTGTGTAATTTAATATTTTGAGGTTGTGATGAATATCCTGACGTATCTACGTAAAATGACGCATTAAGTCTTGCTGCTCTTCGTGATCTAGGTAAATATCCAATATTTTGTATCAAGGAAACTACATTTTCTCGTAATGTAGCACTATCCAGAAACACCTCATTCGATACCATATTGGCATTGTAGGAGGTGATATACGTATTATAGGCAAGTATATCAATAATCGAGGATAAATTAGATCCCTCAAAGTCATAATCCGTAAATTTGGAGTTGGCCCTGAGATAATCTTTTATTGATACCTTAATCTGGTCAAAATCCAGATTAGCAAAGTTAACTAATGGCATTTATCTTGTTGGTATTAGCACAAATGACAATTCTTGGGGTGGAATATCAATTCCAACGACTTCATAAACAATTATTACATCCATATTATAGTCATCAATGTTAGCATTAACGCTAACTCTGATTAATTTAACTCTTGGTTCATAATTTTCGATAACATTAATGATTTCTGACCTTACAGACATCGCTGTAATGTCATCAACGTTCTCAAATAAGAGATTATTGACTTGTGATCCCAAGCTTTCATTAAAAAAACGTTCTCCAGGAGTGGTAAGAACCAAATTCCTTAGAGAACGAGCAATAGCTGTTGTATTTTTAATCGCAATAAGGTCATTGGTTAACGGATTAACCTGAAAAGACATACTAATGTCCTTAAATGACTTACTTATACGTTGGACAGGCACTATTACTTAGCAAATATAACTTTATTTAGCACCTTATCCACTCACTTTTTTATTTGCCTTGACCTCTGGTACGTTTTTTTGCTTTATTTCGAGAGGAAGCGGCATATTTGGTGTGTTTTCCTCTTCCTTGACGAGTTTTTTTCGGTACGGCTTCGACAATTTCGCCTCCGATAGCACTTCTCATGGGCATTTTTAGGTTTCCTCCACTTTTAGTTCATTAGGATCAAGATTATTTTCGTAAAAATCAGTTGATAACTCATCTAAAATCTGAGCACACTCCTCAATACTCAGATTTTTATGAATTATTTGTCCCTGATGGACAATTTGGTACTTTTTACGAGACACGTTCGTTAGATAACACGAGTTTTTTCGTGACCAACACGTATTCTAGGATCGCACCAGATGTCATAACCTGCATCGATAGCATCTAAACAGAAACTAACGTCTTCTCCGCACATATCTTGTACTGCTCCAGACTCAAACTGTTGCATTTTAGGTGCGAACCAAGGGTAAGGCATCTTCTCGTCTTCAAATACACCGTTCTTAATCATTACCCAACCAAAACCTGTGTAATCTACAGTGAATGGCTTACGACGTTTGCTGATCGATTCCACTGTTTCGTGATTCATGACTCCACCATTCTTACGGAAGTCATCTTCTTCTAACCAATGAGCGACAGATGTAGTTTGCCCATCCTCTGTAGCATACCAACCAGCAGATATAGGACGTTCCTCATCTTCAGCAGGTAATGCAAGGTCACATAATTGCCAGAACTTGTTAGTATCAAAGACAATATCCGAGTCAATCCATAACTGATAGTCGTATTCTAGTTTACCATCCCAAGGTACTTGATTAGGCCCACGAAGAACATTTGCACCTAATACTTTACAACGTGCAAAGTTTACCATAGAAGAGTAATCCTGACTAATCTGAATACTCATTCCATTCTGTACCATATCAAAGCACAGTTGTACAAAGTTCTTTAAAAAGATGTAAGAAGTTCCTCTACCTGGAAGACAAAATACTATCTTCTTTCCTTTCCATCTTTCTTTAATAGCTGGTATATCCCAATCTGGTTGTTTGCTTTTCTTCGGTGGTACAGTTTTTACCGTAAATCCTTTTGCCATAGCGTTGATTGAAATTTCATCTCAATTATAACATCTTTTTATATATGTTGTCAATATGAATCTTCTTCCCACATCGGCTGAGGGATAACCCTACCTGGCCCACCAACGCCGCATTTTGCTCCGAGTTTAATATATGATAAATCTTGTTCTGTATAATCTGTTTTTAACAATCCGACCATTACTTTTAACATCTCCCATGTACATTCAAATTCTTCTTCAGGGAGATTGGCATAAAGACATCTATCTTGTGCATAGATGTGATAGGTCGTTTCGTCGTACATAAGTCGTCGTTGTCCTTCACTTATTATATATCAATTTCAACATAATTGCAAGTAGGTAAAAAGGTAGACAAAGGGTTTTTTACCTCGGAAAATTTTTGGCGATTTTTATATATACATCTCGAATTGTCACCTCTGTAGGTTAGGGTCTCTATCTTTTTTATAAACGGCAACGCCCCACGGCACGGCATCAACCAACAACCGCAATTACTGCCAATACGCATATAACAATTATAGCATATTCGTGCCATAAGTGTCAACAATGCCCACACACAGTTTGTAATACTTAAGAAGCACAAACTGCAGGCTGCTAAGTGATAACAACTGTGTATTCCTTAAGTAATAAGAATGCAGAGTAAATTGTCAGACCTTAAGTAATTACCAACTGACAGGATTACTCATGTCTTCGATAATACTTTTACAGCACTCATTGTCTTGTAATTCAAATACTTTCTCCCATGAAATATCGTGTGGATTAAAGTCACTTAGTGTCTCTAATTCTAATGTTATTCTATACTTACTCTTCTCCGCTTGATTGTAAAGAACTGACATGGAATTAGCCCGCTGTAAGTGTTACTTAGTTACTATAACATACCTGAGAGATACTGTCAATAACTGATAGTATATTTATAAACCAAAGTGTTACAAATCGAACCTAAACTGTCGGTTCTAGTTTGTTATGAACTGGTTTGTTATTATACCCATAAAATATTATCGAGGGGCTTGTAATATTTGCGAGTTCGTGTTATAATCGACTCGCTAAGATCACTAAAGAAACTAACATTTATCAACACAATTTCCACACTATTTGATACCTTTTCCACAGATTAACTCCCCATTACTATCAACTTGTGGAAAACGATTAGAAAACAAAAGTATATTTAATTTGCTATTTATTAGACCAAAATAACACTAATTACAATAGTTTTCCACAGAAAGTATCAATAACTGTGGAAAACTACGATGTTAGATAGTGCATTAATTACTCTGTAAGACTGTTAGTTAGTTGTTGTATTTTCGCCCAATAAAATCTTCTATCTCCCTCTGAATTACCTTCCTGATTGTATGCATTATAGAGACAATCTAATGCCTTTAAGTGTTCACTACTCAGAGGACTTCTACCGTGTCGTGTATACATTTGAGTCACAGAATTACCCTCCATTGTTGTTACTATCAGACCCTAATTGGCCCTGAACTGTTAATACTTTCCATCTATATTTGTCTACTGATTGTTTACATTTAGGACATGTTAATCCGCTGAAAGAAAAGTGATAAACTCTTATAATATTATCGCATTCTGGGCATACTAATTGCTTCCCATATTTGCCTCCTCTTGTATACCTAGTAACGTAAATATCCTTTGAGTTCTTATTAGTTTTGTTGTTAAAATCGGCGGCGTTCGCATCTCGTTTAGGGAGTGATTTTGAGTTACTCATTAATACTTTCCTCCTGATGATTAGGGTAACTAATTTCCATAAACTTGGGAAATCTGTAATTGTAATCTATTATCAACTCCTTATAGAATTGCTCATTCCATTCATACTTAGTCATGCTCTTCATTGTTAACAACCCTCCGAATCATGAGTGAATTCTTTATCATTATGAGCCTTCATATTACTGACTAATGTATCAACTTTATCTGCATAATCATCATCTGTGATTGTTACTTTAGGGGGTTCTAATTCTTCTACTATCTTATCACATATAACGCACAATTCATCACATAATTTATCATCATCATTACCTTGAATATACCCTTCGAGAGTATAAAGAATAGTTTCTAATTCGTGCTTAGTAAACATTATTTTACCTCCGCAGTTTCAGTGGTTACGTTATCAACTAGCTCATCAAATAATCCATCATCATTATCACTTATGGTGTCTTTTAGTTCATCTAATGTGAAATCAGAATACCAATCTGTAAGGTTTTCAGTAACATGTTCTACTAATTCTTGCGTATCCATTCTATCAACTTTGATCTCAACATACTGCTTAATGATGTCATAAATTTGAGAATCAGTTAGTGTTAATTGTCTCATGTTAATTACCCTCCTTAATTGTTTGAATAATGGACATAAGTTCAGAACCAAAGAACCAATCTAACTCTTCAATTACCTCACTATTTGTTAGTTTATTAAGGTAATTACGCTGTGAGTTAGTAGCAACAAACTCTTTATCTTCTGGGGTTAATGATGTTACCCACTCACTCAAATATTTGTCCTTAAGTATAACAAACTGTTCGGATGTTAATTCTAACTCATTGAGATAATTTCTCTTTGGAATGTTATTCGTAATGAGCATAATTACACCTCCTTAAGTGATACGAACTGATGTAAATTAGAGTGGTCTACATTATTATCAACATACTCAAATTTATGTATTCTATCATATACTTCATTGATATAATCTTGGGTTGATATTACTTTCTTAAGCATAGTTTTTCCTCTAAATGTTAAGATCTTAAGAACTTTATCATGTAGTTTAACATTATCCCATGTCTTTGTAGGATAATAATCTAATACTACTGATCCCATTTTTGATTGAATTTGCATTACTTAACCTCCCAATATAGTGGATTGTAGTATACAGAAATTGAATCAAATTCTTCAATCTCATTGTAATACTCTTTACAAACTTCGTTGTACTCGTTGTTAGTTAGTGGCTTCATGGTTAGTAATAATAAAGGACAGAAAAAAGAGATAGTTGTTTATACTATCTCTAGGTTGTGACTAAGTATCATTCCATCCCAAAAATCAACAGTCTGATTGTTAGTTGAAAGATACCAATCGAATTGCTTTTGAAATACTCTGCAACCCCATTTTACTTCGTTAAGTATAGCATTTAAGCGTGACTTCGTAGTTGGGGTATGCCATCCGCAGGAAGATAACTTAACTGCGTTGGTTGCGTGGTCTACAGTTGCGATGTTGTGACCATGTAGAAAAACAGATGAGCAGTTTGTGGAATCGTTGAACTCAACTCTGGTATTAGATGAAGACCAGTCTGCTTTGTTAGCGATTGCCCTGTTCATTTGCTGTTCAATTTTACGCATAGTGAAAAGAAATTAGAGTGAAAATTGCGTGGGTATCTCTCCCACTTCTATATAATACCAAAAAAAGACCCCTTTTAGGGGGTTTTTGTTACATTCTGTTGTAAAAAAGTCCAGTTGATGAACTGTCCTTGTTTTAGTGTGGGTTGTATAATTTGAGGTAATATACAAAGGCACACACTACGATAACACTTAGGAGGCCCAATATGTAAACCATTAGTATAACTTAACCTCCGCTTTTACATTGATTTGTGATAGTAACTCAATGAAATCAAGTGCTTGTTGATATGTAGGTAGTGCCACATATTTGCACTGCTGAGTATCATTGTACCAGTAACGAATTGTTGTGTTCATTAGTAATCAATATCAGAGTTTAAGTAAGAATTAAGGTCGAAATCTTTACTATCTTGCATCTCTGGAAGATCAAAGATTTGTGCCTCTAATTTATTCAGTTGTTCAAGAATGTCTTCTGACATAATGATAGTTAATGAGTGAATAAAAGGGACTTAAATGTATGCTAACTGTTTACCAGTATAATTAACATTTAAGCCCATAACAGTTAATGATATTTAAAGGGCAGTATTATCTACCTCTACAATATCATCTAATACGGCAAGGATTTCATTACCATTGTTTGCATTATCAAGCAGGAATTCTGCGAAGTTAGATGATACAAACTGTGTGTTGTCTAATGACATAATAAAGAAGCAAATTGCAGTAAAAAAGACTGTCTTTTAAGTGGCGAAGTCATTCCACATTGTTGTTAATTAGTAAGAACAATCCTGAAATCTTTGTTGTGCAATAGTGCCAACATATTCTTCGAGGATTGTTATATCTTGGGCTTCTAATTGTTTGAAGTTAGGTGTTACTAACTCCTCCCAAACTTCCTCGAATAAAGTTTCAAGTAGTGCCTCATTTCTTAAGGATGACATGATTAATTAACCTCCAAAAGTGATAGAAACTCTGCATATTCTTCTGTTGAATATGCTCTTTTATCTTCAAGAATGAAATCTTGCCAGTCGGTTCCTTCTATCTTATATGATAGATTACCGTTGACTATTTGATAATCAAACTCGCAATTATCAATCTTGGATGTAAACTTAGGCATCAGAGTTGCCCTCATCCATAAGGT